ATGGAAAAATTAGAAGAAGTGGTAAAAGGACATTTTAAATATGGAAGCAAGAATAGAACAGACGATTCTCAAGAATCTGATACAGTCTGAAGAGTTTACACGGAAGGTCATCCCGTTCATAAAGGACGAGTATTTCACCGACTTAACTGAGAGAACAGTATTTACTGAAGTAAAGGATTACTTTGATAAGTACACCAAAGCACCTACAGTCGAAGCACTTCTCATAAACCTTGACAACAATACTACTCTTAACGAGCAGGTTGTCAATGGTTCTAAGACTATAGTCAGTGCAATTGGAAAATCAAATGAACCTACTCCATCCGAATGGTTGGAAACCGAAACTGAACAATGGTGTAAAGATAGAGCAATCTATATTGCAGTCATGGACAGTATCGAGGTCATTGATAAGAAGTCTCAAAGGTCAACAGGTGAAATACCCGAACTCCTTAAGGATGCACTTTCCGTGTCTTTTGATGTGTCAATAGGACACGACCAAATCGAAGACAAAGATGCAAGATTCAAATTCTACAATACGGAAGAAGAGAAGTTACCGTTTGATTTAGAATACTTTAATAAGATTACTAAGGGAGGCTTACCCAATAAAACCTTGAATGTCTGTTTAGCAGGAACAGGTGTGGGTAAGTCCCTATTCATGTGTCACATGGCATCTAGTCATTTGATGATGAACAAGAATGTCTTATACATTACTATGGAAATGTCAGAGGAAAGGATTGCAGAAAGGATTGATGCAAACATCATGAATGTTCCTATGAAGGATTTACCCGACATGTCTAAAACAATCTTTGATAAAAAGATTAATAAGATTGCAGAAAAAACTAAGGGTAGACTTATCATTAAGGAATATCCTACTGCATCTGCACATGTTGGTCACTTCAGACATTTATTACAAGAACTTGATATCAAGAAAGATTTCAAACCCGATATCATATTCATAGATTACTTAAACATATGTGCATCTCATAGAATTAAGCCTGGAGCAGGTGCAAACAGTTATACACTAGTTAAGAGTATTGCAGAAGAACTTAGAGGACTTGCAGTAGAGTTTGATGTACCACTTATGACTGCAACACAAACAACTCGTAGTGGGTTTGGTTCAACAGATATTGAACTAACAGATACTTCAGAGTCATTTGGATTACCAGCAACTGCAGACTTAATGTTTGCACTGATTACATCTGAAGAGTTAGACGAGTTAGACCAGTTAGTAGTTAAACAGTTGAAGAATAGATACAATGACCCAACCATATTCAAAAGGTTTGTCATAGGTATTGATAGAAGTCGTATGAAGTTGTATGATTGTGAACAAGAAGCTCAAGAGGAATTGATTGAGTCTGCAGTGAATGACGATGTTCCTGTATTTGATAGAGGAAGAAATGACGGACAGAAACGAGATTTCTCAAGTTTTAAATAAAAACCCCTTGTCAGTGAGTACCTTTTTTATGTATAATACAAGTATGAAAAATTTAATAACAATATTAACCGTAGGTCTACTCACTGCATGTGGTGGTGGAACTGGTGTTGCACCAATAGAACTACAAACTTTAACAACAACTGGTGGAAATCCACCAATGGGAAGTTCCCCCATCTTAACTACCAAAGTTATTGATGGATATGTGGAAGGTGCAAATGTCTTTTTAGATGTAAACTGGAACCTCATCCAAGATGAAGGAGAACCTAGTGCAAACTATAATGCAGAGTCACAAGAGTATTACTTTCTAGAAAGTCAATTTACTGCAGTCGATAACTTCTCAGTAGAAAGTTGTGCATACAATAGACCGAGGATTGCAGAAGTACCAATAGGTGCATATGACTCCACAAGGGGATATGTAGAAACTGCATATACGATGAGTTATTATCCATCTGCATATAATGACAATGGTCGTGCAAATGTCACACCATTTACAACATTGTTTGCAGATTATGTATCAGATGCATTACAGGGAGTAAGTATCTCAGTAGCAAATGGTTGTGGTACAGTTGCAACTAATACTGCAACTACAGTTATCAATAAGGTAGAAAGTGTCTTATATGACCTCTATCAGAACTTTGGAGTATCCTCAGAAGAATTGTATTCAGATTTCATTGCAAGTGAGAATACAACTTTACAGGCAACAGGAGAAAGGATTGTAGATTTTTTAGGAACAATCAACACTGTTGCAACATTACTGGAAGATGAATACAACCTTAACATTTTATCAACTTTAGATACAGGTTTGATATCCACTATTCTTAATGGAACAGAATTCTCTACTATTACATTCAATCTAATGAATGAAACTGAAGGAGAACAGGTCGATGATAACTTTAGATATCAGAGACGACATGCATTTTATAATCTTGTTGCAAACCATCAAGGTCAAATATTAGATAATGACGGTAACCCAATTGTATTGACTACAGCTGGATTATCAGAAGTTGCAGATACATCGATATCAGAGAACTATGAGTCAATCACTAATGTATTCGGACTTCCTGTAATTATTGCAATAGAAATAACAAATGGTGTATCCGATAGTTATATAAGATTTTTATCAGATAGTGGTCATCTATCTTATACTGTAAGAGGAGACATGAGATGGGTTCAAGAGGTTGTGACACCAAATGTTTCAGATTTTGAGTTAAGAATTAACAATACAAATAATACTAATTTTAGTTATGATTTACTGGGTATGATGTCTTACAGGGATGTCTACACAATACAGGATATCTATACGGAAATTAATGCATTATCAAAGACAATGTCAAACTATGTATCACTAACATATCTGTTATCTGATGGTGATATGATACAATATTATGAGAATGAACATGCATACACTAACGGCCCCACTAAAACAGAACAATGTGATGTGTTCGTAGGGAATTCGTCAACATCTTACTTTGGTAATGAGGCTTATAATATATGTTCTAGTAATATGCAATAAATAGATATGTAATCATGAAAAAGAATTTAAAGTCAACACAGGTAATCGATGCATTAACTCAAAAGATTGAGTTGAAGAAAGAACTTCGTGTTGCAAAAAAAGAACAGGATGTAGTTGAGATAAAACAAATCAATAAGAAAATTGATAAAATTGAGAAGAAACTGCACTCCATACCATTGCAAAAATACTAAATAATCATATACATTTAGGAGACTCCACATGGCATGGGCAGACGAAATAGCAGAACAAAACGCAATATTGGCATCAAATCAAAAAAATCTAGATTGGTTACAAGGTAATACAGCTACCTTTCATACTGGAAGTTCAGAAGAACCAATTGAAAGAACAGCCGCAGGTGCAGTAGGTTATATGACAGCATGGAGAACTGATAACCCATCAGTTACCGAAGGGGATTTGTTCCATAAATGGAATTACTGGGTTAATGATGTAACAATTGAGGGTGATGATGCACCTTCTAAAACTGTAGCAGAAGCCATAACTGCAATTCAAGAAGGTATGGCACTAATCACTGCAGATAGAGATACTCTTCAAGCACACATAGACAATGGTGATGTCGACGCAGGTGCATAACACACCTTTTCAAATCTTATAAATAGTAGACAGGATACACATTTTAGTGTATAATCTACTATATGGCCGTTAAAAATCTACATTTAGAACACTTAGAAGACGAAATCATCAACAATGGTATCAATGGTGGTCGTGCAGCTATAAACTTCTTACAGGGTCTTAGAGACATGATGAAGGGTACTTCTAAGAAAGCAGTTAACATGACTGTAAAGTGGGACGGAGCTCCTGCTATATTTTGTGGAAAACACCCCGAAACTAGTCAATTCTTCGTAGCAAAGAAGTCTTTATTCAATAAAGAACCCAAGTTTTACACATCAGAACAACAAATCAAAGATGCACCCGAACTAAGTGGTGACTTAGAGTCAAAGTTCTTAGACTCATTCAAATACTTGTCTGCACTATCATTTTCTGATATCTTACAGGGTGACTTAATGTTCACCGATGACAAGTCCACTAAGACCATAGATGGTAAACAATACATTACATTCCAACCTAATACTATTCTCTATGCAGTAGACGAAGATTCAACACTTGGTAAAGAGATTTCCAGTGCAAAACTAGGTATAGTGTTTCACACTACTTACACTGGTGACTCTATAGAAAACCTCAGTGCATCATTCGGTGCAAACACATCTAAGTTAGGACACAGTAAAGATGTGTGGATTGACGATGCATCATATAAAGATGTCAGTGGTAAGGGGTCGATGACTGCAACAGAAACACTTAAGTTAACACAAACACTTACTATGACTGGTAAACAGTTTCACCAAATCAAACGACCTATGTTAGAAAAGTTTATGAAAGTGCAAGACACTATAAACGCAAAGGGAGCTGCTGGTGCATCCTTTAAAACATATTGTAATTCACTGATTAGACAAGGTAAGTTTACACCAACTTACGCAGGTTATATGAAACACTTTGAGAACTACTGGAGAGATAAGGTAGTTGGTAAAGTTAAGATGGAAAAGACTAAACAAATTAAAAAAGAAATAGGTGAACAATTATACAATGAATTGAGAAGTATGAAGAAGTTCATCGAAGCACTCACTAGTTTCATGTTACACTTAGTGGTTGCAAAACAACTTATCATCGTTGCATTGAATAGAGTAAAATCAATCGGAACCTTTGTAAAGACTGCAACAGGATTTTCAGCGGTAAACCCTGAAGGTTACGTTGCAATCGACAACGATGGGAAAGCAGTGAAGTTAGTAGACCGTATGGAATTCTCACTAAATAACTTTACAGTTGCAAAGAATTGGGATAAGTAATGAAAACATTTAACGGATTTATAACAGAAGCAAAGAAACCTAAAGGTGCAGTATTTACCTTTGGTCGTTTCAATCCACCTACAACAGGTCATGCAAAGTTAGTTAAGAAACTAAAATCAGTTGCAACGGGTGGTTACAATGTTCTTTTGTTCACCTCACATTCAAACGATAGGGTCAAGAATCCACTAACACATAGACAAAAGGTATCATACCTCACTAAATTCTTCGGTAAGATAGTTGTAGACACACCTATACGAACAGTATTTGATATTGCAGTTGAATTACAAAGACAAAAGTACACACATGTAAGAATGGTTGTGGGTTCAGATAGAGTAAGGGAATTCGATACACTACTAAACAAATACAACGGAGTCAAAGCTAGACATGGTTTTTATAAGTTCGAACAGATAGAGATTGTATCTGCTGGAGAAAGAGATGCAGATGCAGATGACGTAAGTGGAATGAGTGCAAGTAAACTCAGAGGATATGCAGAAGCAGGTGACTTTGATAACTTTAAACTTGGAGTACCCACTAAATCTGCTGGACTACTAAAAAATCTTTACAATGACATTCGTAAAGGAATGGGTATTGCAGAAGGAAACCTACCATCGTATATGATGGAAGACTTAATTACAGAAGGTGTATACGACCCTGGCACATTCAAGGCAGTTTTCTTTTCAGGTGGGCCAGGAAGTGGTAA